ATCAGTTGCACCATTTGCGTGTTTTAAATCATTAATAGATCGTACTGTTAGGTTTCCCATAATATCCCATTCACTTTGAGGAATAGAAATGTAATTCCAATAATTGAAAAATGGGAGTTTGAGTTCCCCGCCAATAGACGTAGTAGGATTCAAAAACACATGTGGTTGTTGTGAAGCTTGTACAATATCTTCAGGTACTAAAGCAGCATTTGTAGAAAGTGAATCCCACACTGCGTGAGGAAGATATGAAGCAATCGCTCTACCATATAAGAATCCATTACCATTTACTACAATCTTCAAATGAAGACGACATCTTAATAAATTGTAATTAGAAATCCTATTGATAACGCGAGCATTTTGGAAATACAAACTCCAAGGATCTATCTGGAAAAACAAATTTGTTCCAGTACCCCACTCCTCTTCGTGAATCTTTAAAGGTCTTGAAAAGAAGTTCTGAAGCGTAGCATCATCAGAGTCTTGGTGTGTCCGGGTCTCATCCACAGCACTGGCAACTTCGTTGACATATGTGGTGTGTTGACTTGCGAACGCAACATTCTGTTTTTGTTCATCAGTAGGTACAAGAGAAATTAAAGCATCTCCAGTAGTTCCAGATTGTGGTTTAAAAACCACAGTTTCTGCACGTTTTAAGATAGGTGACGGAATAGGCTGTGCTTTCCTATTCTGCGAATCCACGCTCACACCTAAATTTGAGTTTGTGGCTTTAAGGGCCATTTTACAACAATATGAACCGAGTCAATTTAAAAGTACAGTTTGACTCAAACCTGCACAGTTTTGCACTAAATGGATTGGCGATCCTCCCCTAAATAGGGGTCGAGCACGAGGGCTCTCCATTCATATGCAAAGCCTAAATTCTTCCTTATAGTGCTAAAGGAAAAATTTGGTATCCATATACATATGTGCCGTTTCAACATTGTTATTAAAACTCCCCGATGGCATTCGGGGTGCACCCGAAGGTGTCTAACAAATAACCACTTCATCGTCAACAAATTCTTGAGGAATTTCTTCTCCAAAATATTTGTTGCGATACATTGCTACTCTGTACTCGTAAGACTTGTCAAGTCCAGTACAAAGTTGTGCAATTCCAGCGCGAGTGGCTACATCACGCATTTGTTGTTGTCGAAGATTGTATTTCTCACGTCCATATAAAAACCAATCATGTAAACTAGAATCAATATTCACTGCAGAATGTAACTCATGATCAAGTTCCTTTGAAACTAGATGGCAATGAAGACGTTTAAAAATAGAATCTTCAGATAAACACCCAACAAATAATCCAAGATCGGGATTAAAAACAGATTTTCTCTTCAAGAAATCAACTGTTTCACTTGTTAGGTACTTTTGAGGCTCAGATTCTTTGTCGGGCATTGTGAATTTCATATCAGACTTCGATAAAAATTCTGCAAATGTGAAGAAATTGAAATTAGTACAATCTTCACTAACAGTACTCACAACATCATCTCCATATGTTATTGCAGCGACATGTTCTTTGAAATCCTTTTCAGGATACAAGGTGTAAAAACAACTGCGTAAAAGAAGAGAGTTGACAAAAGAATTAATAATAACTGTAAGGTTTTGTCCAGAAGGATTAGTTCCAAATAATTGTATCAAATCTCCATTCCAATTAAGAATGGGATATACCATTTCTGCTACTACTTGTTCCATAAGTCTGATATCCTCTACAGAATATCCTGGACACAGTCGTGCAATATTAATCAAGCAATCAAATGCAGCAATAGTACATTGTGCTGGCATACGTGCATCATATTTCGAATAATCGCCTGCTAAGACTCTATCTTCTCCATATTGCATAGTGTGCTTCCACAATTTGTCCCAATCAGGACCTTCTGCATTTAATCCAACCGCACATTCAAAGGCGGAAGGATGAAACTGTACTATACGCACGAGAGGGAGGAAATACATTCGTACAATCAACTGAAGAGTAAGGGGTGCTCCTTGAAACACTCGCACCTTATCTTTTGTAGATTTTGTAACTTCGTCCTTCAACGATGATTTCCAAATAGCATTTATTCTTTCACCTTTTCGTAAAGACTCAATAGATTTCTCAAATTCGTCCCATACCTCAGGAATAAATGTCATTGGTTTTCCAATATCAGGATAGTCTTCGGGATCCAATTCCACCAATAAAGGCTTCTTAGATCCTGTCAAAGGAAATCCTGGTGCAGTATTATAATTCATCGCATCAATAAATTTCTTCCCAGCAATCCCGCTTACAGTTTGCACACGACTAAGAGGTTTGGCTTCCTCAAATAATCCAGGTGTACGCTCCTTGGCAACACTTGCTACACGTTTGTAACATTTGACTGCCCGTTGAATAATGCCTCCAATCGGTAAAGAAGGTAAAGCACTATGTACGAGAGTTGCTTGATAAGGATAAATTCCCTTTGCCTTCAACTTAGGAGGACCCCATTGCTGAGGTACTCCAGTCACTTCAGCAACATGGTCAGAGATCTTCGTTTCGACTACTCGTGATGCGGGTGATGCTCGTACTCCAGTCGATCCATAAATTTCTATGAATGCACCTTCATCTAAGAACCTAGTTGCACTCTTTTTATGAATTTCATCAGTCTGCAAAACTTGCTTTCCGAAAAGATGGGTTGGTAAATCTCCCATATGAGGATGCAATGTTCCACTAGATGCTGTATGTACAATTCCATCACGACAAGACAAGGAAGCAAGACCAGTTTCAATCTGATCTAGGTTTACAGTTCCGCAACCACCCATGTATCCTAGGCCTCCT